GGCATTCGGTGCGCCTCCGGGCGTGATGTAGCCCTTCTCGCGGAGGGCCTTGTAGTCTTTCAGGAACTGCGTCTGATCGGCTGGCGACATGTTTTTGCGCATGTCCTGGATCTGATCGGGCGTCATGTACTGCGCCTGATAAACCCGCGGGTTGTAGGTTTTGTTGAAATCCTGCTGGAACGCACCGTAATTGCTCGGGCCGTTCGTCTTCTGCCAATCCTGCCACGCAGCATTCTTAGCGGCTAGTGCGTCCTCGTTACCCTTGAGCAGATTGATGATCTGCTTGTTGCCCATCTTAGACAACTCAGAGTTCGGGTTCGATTTGAACGCCGACGACAACTGGCTGTCGGTTCCGGTGCCGCCGAGCGATTGAAACTGCTGCTGCGCGAGCTGCGTGGACTGCTTGTTGAATTCCTCCTGCGAGGCGATCGACTTCGGATCGAACTGGAACGACTGCGGCAGGATGTTCCGGTTCGCGAAGTTCTTGGCGACGTTCTCCCACTCGGCGCCCTTACCCGGCTTGAAGTGGTCAATGGCGTCCTCAAGGTTCGACAGCATGCCTTTACGGATCGGAATGCCATCGGCTGCCTTCTGAAGCGCGATGCCCTGTTCTGCGCCAGCCGCGGCAGTCTTGGTCTGAGCCTCGGCGACGCCGGGTGCTTGCGTCGTGACGATACCGGTAGGGGCAGCCTTGCCGCCGATCCCGACACCGGTCGCGGTCGAAGCCGTCGAAGCCCGAGCGAGACCGCCAGCCGTGCCTACGACGGGGGCGCCAGCAGCCGTGACGCCGACCTGAGCCGGTGCCATCGTGCCGGCGCCCGTGACGGTCGCATAGTGATTGTAGGCGTACTCGCGGAGCTTGCGACGATCGCCGCCGACGGCGTTGATCTCGGCTTCAATTTTTTGGGCCTGCTCAGCCGGAATGACGTTCGCTCGTGCCTGCTCGCGCGTAAACGCGATCAGATCCTGCGCAGACAAGTCAGGCTTCGACGCCAACCCTGCGATACCCGTGGCAATATGGTTCTGCCGCGTCATTCCAAGATTGGTCGTCGCTTGCTGATTACCGATCTGCCCCCCTTGCAAAGACTGCTGCTGCCCGAGCATCTGAGGCGCTACATATGCGGCCTGCGGATTAGCCTTGAGTAACCCACCCAATTTGTTCGCGTCCACGAGCCCCGTGGTCGGGTCGATGGCCGTCAAGAAGTTCTGCCCTGCCGACTGCTCGGCCTTCAGCTTTGCCAGCGCCTGCGCTTGGATCTCGCCAGACTGCATCGCGTTCTGAACGCCTACGAGGCCCGAAAGCTGAGCCAGCATGTTGGGCTGCTCGGGCTGCCTAGCATAGATGGACGTGTCGATACCGGCGACGCCCGAGGCTGCTTTCTCGGCCATGCGTCAGCCTCCGTAATTTGTCGGCGTGAAGTTCCAGTATGACGAGCCGCCGCCACCACCCGACTCGCCACCCAGCAGCTTGTTGTAGATTGGCGCCAGCATGTAGCTTTGGGCTGCGTTGTTGAGCGCGCCACCGACGGCATTCGCGCCCGACATGGCCGCAGCAGCCTGAGCGTTGCCCGCACCGATCTGCGTCGAGGCGATGTTCGTGCCGGTCGATTGGTTCGCCGCCGCCTGCTGCGCCGCCGACGAAGCGCCAAGCGAAGTCGTCGCCAGCAGCTTGTTGAACGCGTTGGTCTGGTTCGTCACCGCGTTGTTGAACTGGTTCTGATAGGTGCTATCAGCGAGGCCGGTCGCGTAGTTGGTCGCGCCCTTGATCGCCGCACCCGACAGTCCGAGCCCGCGCGCCGCCGCGCTGTTCTGTGCCGCCTTCAGCCCCTGCGAGAGGTTGAACTGATACCCCGGCGTCTGCTGCAGCGTCGCCTGATCCATCGTGATCGGCGAGGTGAGTTCGGTGAGCCGGTTTTGAAGCTGGCCGCCGGCATATGAGCCGATGTCGCGGTACGGGGCCAGATCCGCACGGGTCTGGTTGTACATCGCCATCTGCGTCTGCGCGGCGATCTGCGCAGCTTTCTTCTGCGCGGATGCGGCCTCAGACGATCCGAAAAGGCTGGCGCCGGCCGACGCGACGCCGCCGAGTGCTCCTGCAACTGCGCCCATGGTCAGAGAACCTTTTTCATGCTGCGCTCAAGACCTTCGTAGCCAAGGTGCGAGAGCAGGCGGCCCTGCCCTTTGGCGTGCCACTCGTGCTGGACGACGATCTGTGCGCCTGCGAACCGGAACAGTTCCTCGGACGCCTTGAGCATCCGCAGGGCGGTCCGGCCGCCTCGATGCTCGGGCGCCAGCCAGAAGACATCGACGGTGGCGAACGTGGTGCCCTTGAAGTGCAGGTGGGTGTCGACGAAGGCCATGAGGTAGCCCACGAGGGCGCCGGCTTCGTCGCGGGCCGTCAGGATCAGCAGCTTGCCGATCTGGTCGAGCAGCGCGTACCGCTCCCAATCGGGATCGAAAGGCGTCAGGCTCCGGTCGTCCACCTTCTCGTCGTAGTGACGTTGCCAAAGGGGGCCGATCTCGGCGGCGCACTCCGGCAGGCTCTCGCACGCGAACTGGATCACGACGGCAGGAACACGAGGCCAGGCGCAGCGGAATAGGTCATGATGGCCTGATCGCCCTGAGACAGCGGGATCATCGCAATGGTCGGCGAGAGCGGAATGGCGGAACGTCCGCGGATCATGCTGAGGCCGACAAGCGTGCCTTGCACGACGAGATGGCCAGCAACCGATGCGCGAAACACGAAGGGGCTGCCGGTCGGTTGAACGACGCTTTCTGAAGACGGCTTGCCCGAGAGCCCCTGAAAGAACGCCTGCCATGACCCATCGACCATTCCAGTCTGAGGGTCGGCGATCGGGACGTTGCTGTTCGGGAGTTGCCCGGTCATGACGCGCTCGCGCTCATATCGACAAAGGCGCCGTTGAGCGCGGTACGGATGGGGGCCGACCACGACAGTTCGAACACGCGATCCCGCGCCATGCCGAGGCGGTGCCAGGTCGGCACGCTGCGATAATCTCCGGCTGAACCGATGGGGCGCAGGATCGGGTTGCCATAGGATGCGCCCTTATCGTCCGAGTAGCGCAGGCTGATTTGTGGCGGCGCGTCGAGGGTTGAGCCCTCTAGCGTTCCGGCTTGGATGTCGGCCATGAACCGCTCGTAGAAGACCCGGTTGCCGTTGCTGATGAGGTGCGGGAATGTCCGTAGGCGCAGGATCGGGTTGCCGGCATCCGTGAACACGTTCGGATCAAGGGCGTAGAGCGTACCGTTCTGCCAATCGCCGAGCAGGTTCTGACCGTAGGCGAAGGCGCAGCCCCGGCCTCGATGGCGGTTCTGGCCGCCGTTGGCGTCCGTCCACGCCAATTCGTGCCACTGCTTCGTGGATAGCTCGTAAGCCCACGTCCGGTTCGCCGTCGGAAACGTCAGGACGTAGAAGGCGTGGCCCTGCTGCTGGTAGCAATGGCCGATCGCATCATCAATACGGCTGTAGGACTGAAACTCGGCCTCAATCGCATGCGTCGAAATCCGCGTGACAGAGTAGCCCGAACCCTGAACGACGATCCCCTGCCCTTCCTTGTCGCGACTGATCCAAAACACAGCAACATCCTGCGTCGTCACCGAGGCCGGCGCGACACAGCCGTGGTCAATGAAAGCGCCCGGCACGATGGCGAACGTGAAGTCGGCGGCGCCATTGTTCGACCACACCTCGGCAGTCTTGGCACCGATCAGCCAGAGGTCGCGGTGGACGGTCGCCAGCGCCACGATCTTGTCGGCCTGACCAGCCTTGCGCGCGATGTCGAGCGGGTCAAACGCGGCATAGGTGGAGTCAGGGTTGATCGTGCCCTGCGTCAGGTTGGCGAAACTAACCTGGGACAGCGAGATATAGAACTGCGCCGTGCCCGGCTTCTCGAAAACGAAGTAGGTGTCAAGGCAGACGTTGAACGCCGCGCCGTAGAATGCGTCATCGGTGATCTGCCCAAACGCCCGCGTCCGCATGTCGACGACATAGCCGCGGGCGCCATCGGTCAGCACAATCACGTCGCCATTATCGGAGAACTGGATCTGGCTCGTGCCGTCAACGATCTGGCCGACGGTCGTCCAGACAAACTCGGGCGAGATGTAGAAGACCTGCCCCGCAACGACCTGATAGAGGTCGCCATTCGTGGCGGCGTAGAGCCCGCGACACGGACCGACATAGGGCGGCATGCCAATCTTGCGCAAACCCGCAGTCGGATAGTGCGTGACCGGAACCGGCGCATCGCCAGGCGGAGGAGCGATCTCGGGGAAAAGGTTGACGCAACGCTGGGCGCTGCTGATGACGCTACGGGACTGATAGGCGCCCCCCGAAAGCGCGACGCGCGCCATCAGTAGGACGAGCCCGAGTAAATGTTAAAGCGACCTGGGCCAATCGGAAGGTTGGCCGGCATCGACAACGTGCCGATCTGCGCGTTCGCCACTTTGATCGTGTTGAGCGAGGCGCGAGCCAATGCCGTCATTGTCGGATCAGGCGCCTTCTGATAAGAAGGCCGCAATCGACACGATAGGTTATAAAGCACCGCTTCGACATACTCATTCGGCAGCGAAATGCTTGTCGTCAGATCAGGAAATGCCGAAAGCGTGTCTTGAACGACAATGTGTATCTCGCCCACTGTTGGCACGGGCCAGACGTGGAGCATCTGAAAGGGCAGGTCCGCGTCAAGATATACGGCGCTCGGGAAGCCCTGCACGCCCTTCAAGGTAATCCCGGAAAAGTCCTCGCGGCTGCGAATGACGGATAGCGGGACATCAACAGCCCCTTGAGCATCGGCAAAAACCGGACCGAAATCAAATCCGAAGTCCGCCGAAAAGCCGGGGGCCTGCTCGCGGCCTGGATTGAACCTGTAATAGGCGCTCTCAATGCTCGTAACGCGTCCGGGCACAAGGATGCCGCCGCCGGGCCCAGGATAAAGGCGAAGCGGATAAGCGGAAGCTCCAGCAACTGGGATCGCAAGGTCTACAAGGTGGTAAACCAGCCAGCGTTTCCGGTTCCACTGCGCCAGCATCATGTTGAGGTCGAGGAACGCGTCATTCACGTCCTCGGCCTGCGGCGTCTGACCGACGCCCAGGACACCCGTCTTCTTCAGCGCTTGCGTGATGAGGTCGAGCGGGGTCATGGGCGCCAGCCTTGTTGTATCTTAGACCGGCTCGACTTTGCCGGCGTCCATGCTCTCCTGAGCCTGAACGGAGAGACGAACGGGCGCGTTGCCGTCCTGCATCTCAGAGAGCCCGTCGAGCTTGGCGCGGGTGTTGTGGTGGATCACGAGCTGCGCCTCACGCTCCGTGCGGTGCATATCGGCCTCGCCGGCCGTGTCGAACCAGTCGTGCTCGGGCTGGAACAAGCTGGCCGCCTCGTTCGGATCGTTCGCCGCCTTGGCGCCGAGAACCGGGTGGTACTTGGTCTTCGGGAAGCCGGCGAAAGACGCCTTGGTGTTGCCCGACAGGATGGCCGCAGCCTCGGTGCGAACCGGCTCCTCGGTCTCCTCGGGCTTGCTCTTGGAGGCCTCAATGTTCGCCTTGGCGATGTCGTTCTGGCTCTTCACCTGCGACGCGACGTCGTTGGGCGAGTTGTCGCCGCTGCGGGTCGTGCTGCCCTGTTCTACGGTGGGATCGTTCTTTGCCATGACGGCTACTCCTGAAGTTCGGTGAGACGGTTTGTGGAGCCGGGCGGTCGGCCACGGCGCTTGCGAGGCTCGTCGGCAAAGTCGCCGGGCTCCTCAGGTTCGATGGGGTCGGGGTTTTCGGTCGGCGGCAGCTCGGCAGGCATGACCGTGCCGAGGTGCGGGACTTCGACGCCGAGGCGGGCCATGAGCGGGGCCAGTTCGGCGCGGATAATGCTTTCGAGCATAGGGGCGATGATCCCCCCATCCATGCCGGGGTGCATGCTCAGCTCCTCGCGGATGAGCTTGCGCATGGTCCCGGCATCGACGGGCCCCGGAGGATCTGCCGGCAAGTTGCCGATGAGAGGGTTTTCGACCATCCCACGAGCCACGAACCGGCCGCCGTCTGGGTGAGCCCGATGGATGGCTTCCGGGGTATCACCCCAATCGCCATACAGGTGGGCCCGCTCATGGGCGGACGCAGCGAGGGCAGTACGGCCATCGCTGTGATAGACCATCCGAGGAAATTCGCTCATTTGGGCCTCTTTCTGACTGGCAAGAGAAGGTCCGCTTCCGGCCATCCGTACCGAATGCGGGCGAAGATTGTGAACGGGGATATCCCAAACTTTTCAGCAGCTTCGGTGACGTTCATAGCGCCTTTCGGCGTCATGATTTTGTGGTTCGTCCGCCGATTGTTCCCCTGCTGTTTTGGGGTCGCCCAACAACAATTGCCGGGCTCATAATTGCCATCTACGTCTTCGCGCTCAATAGATGAGCCCTTGAACCAGTCTTTGCCCATGTCTGCCCAGAAGCCTTCAAAAGTCATCCAGCTTGGATGAACCTTGATACCTCTGCCGCCATAGCCGTCGAAGCCGTCGAACTTGTCGTTCAGGCAGCGATTTTTCATCATCTGCCAGCTTCGATAGGCGGGGTGACGAGCATGGCCGTGAGTGGACTTAAACTCACCGAGCTTTTGCTTACGAACGCACCCGCAACTCAGCGAAACGCCCGCTTTCAACCCCCCGCCTCGAACTGCCTTTTCAGTTCCGCAGTCGCAAACGCAGTTCCAATAAACAATGGATCTGCGATTTTCAGCGAAGCTTTTGACGGTCCAGAGACCATAACGGTTGCCGACAAGATCGATAGTGGATCCCATTAAGTCCTCCCATGGTAGGGGGAGGGCTATAAGAGTTTGCCACTATCGTCAATCGCGCGGTGCTCAGACGGCATCCGCGATAATAGTAGCAAATTCCGGGCGAAGGGCAGCGTACCCATACAGAACATCGAAACGCGTAATGAACTGGTCGGAGATGACGCTGTAGGCGCTGACCATGCGCATGGAGACGCCGCCGAAGTTCTCGCGAGCAGCCTCGTGGACGCCGCGCGGGAGGTCGAGGTCGGCCGTCGCCATGGTGAAAGCCTGCTTCCCCATCGCAATGTTCTTGCGATAGGACTCGCCCGCGTTAAACGGCGAGGTGACGGCCGCACCGTTGGCCGGGGACACGTCCACGGTCTGGTAGGGGACGGCGACGCCGCCGACGGCCGGAACGAGAGCCGGGTAGATCGGAAGCGAGGTCGAGCCGGTGGGGACGTCTGCGGTGATCACGAAGCGCGCGAGGCGGCCCGTGGTCTGCTTCGTGATGCGGTTGACGGCGAACACGCCGGCAAACGACACGTAGTCGCCGCGGTTGAGCGGGCCATTGGTCGCCGACACGGTGATGTTCG